ATCGTCTCTTTCTTGCTTCATACAACTACTCTATACAAGTCTAGCACTCTTTTTATATGATCTGGAAAATCAGTGTTGTTTCTAACACTTGAAGAAGCCTGTGATTCTAAAGTAGCTCCTTGTATTGTTCTTCTAGACTTATGCTCGTCTCGTAAGTAGTATGTAATTAGGTCAAATATCGCTAATTTAAGGTCAGAAGGAACAGCTGAGTAGCCAGATCGATATGCAATCTCTACAGAGCCAAAGCCTTTTTTGAAGTTTTTTGAGTTATTTCCTGTAACTCTTCTAACTGCGTCAAATGTAGTGTCTACATAATAGTCACTATTTACAGTTAGTGTTGTATAAGCTTCTGTTGGGCCTTCTCTTTCTTTAACCGAAGTCACGCTAACTAATGGACTTTCACTTACTATTATAACTGATGTGTCATCTGTAACGTTGAATACTTCTGTTTTATCGGTAGAGTAATAATCAACAAAACTTGTTCCACAATATCTCTTTACTAATTCTGAGATTTGGGGAACTAAAATCGCTAGGCGATCGTCATCTTTAGCTCCAGTCAGCCCTTCTGCATCTTTATAATCTTGTACTGTAACTAAATCTGCCATATTTAAAAAGTGTGGGTTTTAAGGTAAACCCACAAAACCATATTAGCATATTATGATGCTTGATAATTTCTAACAACAACTGCGTCGCCTGAGTATGCTGAAGCACCACCAATAATGTGGTCAAATCCAAGTCTTTGTGAAGCCACAAGTACTCTTCTTTGGTTTTCAACGTCATAGTCTGACTCAATTGTTACGCCTCTTAATCTAGGCATGATGAAGTTTCTAGCATATAGAGCTACAGCGTGTGAAGCATCTGTACCTTGTGCAGCGAATTCATCGCAGATCAATACTCTTGATCCATACACTTGGCCGATTTCACCGTTAAGTTTAGTAGACATATCGCCAACCATATTAACATCTGCAAACTCTGCATCTTCTAGCAAGTTATAGTAACATGCTTGTGATACAAGATATACCACTTCGGCTGGGTTAACACCGTATTTACCCATAGATTTTCTCATTTCAAGAAGCTCAAGAGCTGTTAGCTTTTCAGTAGCAGCTGCACCTGAAGAAGGAACAATAACGTTACTTGCATCAGTAGCTTTATGTACTAAACCATCAAAAATACCTGATGTGTATGTACCTTGAGAGTTATTACCTAATAAGATAGCATTTTCGATACCTCTTGCATGCGCTCTAACCATTGATTCTCTGATTAATGGTAGAATTGGCATGATAGCATCTTCTTCTGTTTCATTTCCAATGAATGATTTTGAAATTAACTTCTTAACAGTCAATGTTTTTTCTGTTAAGTCAATACCGCCTCTATCTCCAGAACCTGAAGCAACATAAGAGTCACCTCTTTCTGATAAGTTACCGTGTGGGGCAGTACTTTCGCCTGTACCAGCAGCTGATACAAACTCAGCGTATCCTGCATCTGGTAGAATTGGCATAATCATTGAAGCACTATTCATTTGAATCTCTCTAAATAGAGGAGCTAATACTAATTCATTTTGAATATCTCTTTCAACACCTGTTGATACTACTTGTTCGTAGTCAGCTGATGAAACAGCAACACCTGAATCAGCGTTAACTTTTTCTATGACACCTTGGCCATATTTTGTGCTTTCAATTCCTTTCTGTCCAGTAATGACTGAAAGAACTTTAGCGTCCATTAACTCACTTTCATGAGCTTTTTTCCAGTCAGAGTTGCCTCTTTCTGAGAAAATTCTTTTGGACTCTCTCATCTTCATGATTTCTTCTGATTTCTCAGATAAATCTTTTTGTAGTTCTGAAACTACATTGTGAAGATCTTCATTCTTTTCTAATAGTCTTTTCTCGACATCATTCACTAGTTTTTCAGCACCAGATAATCCAGCCTGAATAATAGTTTTCTGTTCGTCCTGTTTTGCCTCTTGAACAGCCTTTGCTTCAGCTTCAATTTCAGCAGCTTTTTGAACTTCTGCGTCATCTTTAGCTTTTTGCTCTGCATTTTGCATAGCAATAGAAGCTGCAGTTTTCTTCGCAACTTCTTCAGCAAATGCCTTCAGATCAAATTCTGGACTTGAATTGTCTTTTGACATATCTTTCTCCATATTTTCCGCATTTGCGGCACTTGGCTGCTCAGTTTTGTCAGTTATAACTGACTCCACAGAGTGAGCCTTGTTAAATTGTGATTTAAACTTCTCATAATCGCCTTCACTGTCAAATGATTTAGCAATTGAGAAAGTAGCAGTTTGGTTTGCTGGAATGCTTACCACTGATACTTCAAGAAGTTCTGCACTTTTTATTAAAAATCCGTCAGTTTCTTTGTTATAATCAGCGTCCTTGACCTTGAAACCAACGGAAAAGGCTCCAAGAACACCGTCTTTAATAAGTTCTACTATGTCTCCAGCAGACTTAGAAATTTTTGCTTCTAATTCTAAACCGTTTTGTGTAACATCGCAATATTTTGCTCTACCAATCGGTCTATTATAGTCATGGTTAAAAAGAATAATTGGATTACCACTATAGTTATCCAAACCACCCTCTTTCCATGCATTGTGATCAATTATATCACCAGTTCTATCTAAAGCATTAGTACTTGCTAATCCTTTAATAGTAATTGAGCCATCTTCTTCTACAGCTGACTTTTCAAAAGTATTAGTGATGTGAAATATTTTTTTCATTAATCTTCCTTTTTAACAGTTTTCTTAACAACTGGCTTAGTTGATTTTTTAGGTTTCACTTCTTCAACTTTTTTATCGTAAATGCCGGGATAGTTTACATCAACTAATTGCTTAATTCTAGCCCAACTTTTCCAAATTCTTTTTAGAGCCATAAAATTATACGGCTTATCTGCAGCTCTTTTATATTCATCAGCAGATAAAAATTTACCTTTTGACCCCATATATTTAGCTACTTTATCTAAAATTGCTTTTTTATTCATTTTCTTCCTCTGTTTCTTCAGGCGGTCTGCCACCTACACTTGGATTTGCAGAAGAACCTGCTATATTTGCAGGTACTCGAGGCTCGTCAAATCCTTCCACTTTTTCTAGTCTCAATGCCTCTCTAGCTTCGTTAGGAGACATGATTCCTGTATTCACAAGTGTTGCATAGTAAGAAGCTTGATCTCTTAGCTCTGGTTGTAAAGCAGGTATTCCTGATACATTCTCATTTGCTTCAAAACCAAAGTATCTTTCTATAGCATACTTGAATTTTTTAACAATAGGTAATACTGTTTCTAAGTAGTATAACCTATGGTTAGGTCTTATGTTTGCGTTATTACCACCGTCCATTAAGATTGGTG